GAGGCGGTGATCGAGGCCGAAATCCAGGCGGCCGTGCAGGGCGGCAAGGTCCCGCCGGCCGACGCCGACTATCACCGCCTCGCGTGCAAGGCCGAGGGCGGCCTGGAGAAGTTCCGGTCCTGGGTGGCGAGCGCCCAGAAGGCGGACATCACCAAGCCCGTGACCATGCCCTCGCGCCCGGCTGGCGCCGGCGGGATCACGCCCCAGGCGGCCGCGCAGCGCGCCCAGGCGTACCAGGCCGAGATGCGCGGCAAGGGCATCACCGTCTCGACGTCCGACGCCGTCGCGCACGTGATGGGGGGCTGATCCATGGATCTCGGTCTGACGCTTTCTTTCACGTCCTCCGCGCCCATCAACCCCCATCGCATCGTCGCCGCCACCGGGACCGACGGCCAGATCGCGCAGGCCGGCGCGCCGACGGACACGCTGATCGGCGTCACCGGCCCGCGCGGCGCCGAGGCGGCCGGCAAGCCGGTGGACGTGATGTTGAGCAGCGTCCAGCCGGTCACCGCCGGCGGGGCCTTCGCCTTTGGCGATCCGCTGACCAGCGCCAGCGACGGCAAGGCGGTGCTGGCCGCCCCGGCGGCCGGCGCCAACGCCCGCATCGTCGGGATCGCGCTGGAGGCCGGTGCCACCGACGCCCTGACCCGTATCCTGGTCGTGCCCGGCCTGATGCAGGGCGCCTGACACTTCTGACGGAGCATGATCCCCATGGCCGATGACCAGTCCCAATACACGGAAGACGCCACACAAACGGCGATCGCCATCGCCTACAGCAATCCGGCGCATACGCTGATCGCCGACGAGGTGATGCCGCGCCGACCGGTCAGTGGCCTGAAGTTCAAGTGGACCAGCTACCCCATCGAACAGTCCTACACGATCCCCGATACGCGGGTGGGCCGGCGGTCGCAGGTCCGGACGATGGAGATCCGGGGCGAGGAACACGACGGCTCGTGCGAGGACTTCGGTCTCGCTGTTCCGCTGGACAACGACACCATCCGCGAGGCCGAGCGGAGCGGGTTCGACCCGCGCGGCCAGCGGACGGAAGTGGCGACCAACGTCGTCACCCTGGATCGCGAACAGCGGGTGGCGGGAACGGTGTTCAGCGCCGGCAGCTATGCCAACGGCCTGGCGGCCGTGCTGTCCGGCACCGACCAGTTCTCGGACTACACCAACAGTGATCCCCTGGGCACGCTGCTGGACATGCTGTCGTCCTGCCTGATCCGGCCGAACACGCTGGTGTTCGGGGAGATGGCTTGGACACGGACACGGCGTCATCCGAAGTTGATCCAGGCCGTGAGGGGGCAGCTTGTCGAAGAAGGGGTGATCTCGCGCCAGCAACTCGCGGACCTCCTGGAAGTCCAGAAGATCGTGGTCGGGCAGTCGCGCGCGAACATCAATCGGCCCGGCCAGGCGCTGGAGCTGGCGTACCTGTGGGGGCCGCATGTGGCCGGCCTGTTCATCGACCCGACCGCGTCGCCCGAGGCCGGCGGTATGACCTGGGGGTTGACCGCCCAGTTCGGCACGCGGATCGCCGGCACGAAGACCGTGGATATGGGCCTGCGGGGCGGGGAGTTGCTGCGCGTCGGCGAGACGGTGCGAGAGCTGGTGATCGCCAAGCACGCCGGTTTCTTCCTTGAAGACACTGTGGCGACGAGCTGACCGGAGACCTGATCCATGACTGAACAGACCGTCCGGCGCGTCGCCAAGGTGTGCATCCGCCACAACGGCCGGCGCTACCACCCCGGCGACACCGTCGAGCTGACCCCGGCCCAGGCCGCGCACCACGAGCGGCGGGGGCATGTGGAGAAGGAGCCGCCGACCAAGGCGCCTCCGAAGGAGGCCGGAAAGCCGCCCGGGAAGTGAGTTTTTGTTTTTGATCGGCCCAGCGCGCCCCTTCGGGTCGCGCGGGCCTCCGCCGCTTCGCGGCGCCGGGCCAGTCGGCCCGGCCGGCCCCTGCGGGGCCGGGTGGCGCGGGGAGTATCACAGTGACGTACGCGACATCCACCGACCTGATCCTCACCCACGGCCAGGACTGGCTCGACCGGGTGGCCGATCGTGACTTCGATGGCGCCGCCGACGAAACGGCGGTGATGGCGGCGCTGGATGAGGCCGCCGGACTGATCGACGCCTATCTGGCGCCGCGCTACGCCCTGCCGCTGGCGGCGGTCCCGGACATCCTGCGCCGGGCGGCGGTGGACCTGGCCGCGCGCCTCCTGTGCACCAATCCCTCTGACCTGGTTGGCGATATCAAGGACCGCGCCGAGCGCGCCGACGCGCTGTTGCGCGACCTGGCCGCAGGCCGGGCCGCCCTGCCGCCCGAGGCCGTGCCCGGCGCCGCCCCGGGCGAGCCACCCCGGCCGGTGGTCATGGCCGGTCCGCCGCGCCTGATGACCCGCAACACTTTGAGAGGGGTTTAAGGAATGGTCGGGGTCGCCGCTGAGATGACCATGGACGGTCTGCAACCCGTGTTGGCGGCCCTGTCGGGCTTCGGGGCCGCCGACCGGCGCGAGGCGCTGGAGATCATGGGCGGCGTGGCCGAGAGCGCGGCGCGCCGGCGCATCGCCGAGGACAAGGAAGACCCGGCCGGTACGCCCTGGCCGGAATGGAGCGAGAAGTACGCCGCGACCCGGCACGAGAACCAGTCGCTGCTGATGTCCGAGGGTCACCTGATCGACAGCCTGCAGACCGTCGTCAGCGGCGACACGGCGCTGGTGGGCTCGCCCCTGGTCTACGCCGCCATCCACCAGTTCGGCGGCGAGCCGGTGGGGATGGCCATCCCCGAGCGCCCGTACCTGGGTCTGTCGTCCGAGGACGAGGTGGACCTGCTGTCGGCGATTGAGGACTTCGTGCGGAGCAAGATCGAATGACCGATCCCCTCAACGGCCTTCTGGACGCCGTCGTGGCCGGCCTTAAGGCGCACTTCGGCGCCGGCCTGCGCCAGTGCAAACGCCACGCGGGACGGTTCGATGCCGCCGAACTGGAGCGCCACGGCGCCGACGCCCCGGCCATCCTCGTCGCCCCGCTGGGCATCGGCCCCGGCGCCGAGGCGGGCGACGGCACCGCCGACCACACCCTGCGCCTGGGCGCCTTCGTGGTCGCCACCGATCGCGGCCGCGCCGACCGCGACGTGCTGGCCGCCGGCCTGGTGGGCACGCTGATCACCCACCTGCCGGGCCAGGTCTGGGGGCGGGACGACACGCATCCCGTTGAGGCCCGCACCCTCCGTGCCCAGAACCTCTACGCCTCCACCCGGGGGCGCGGCGTGGTGCTGTGGGGCCTCGAGTGGCGGCAGGCCATCCGCCTGGGCACGTCGAACTTCGCCGACTGGCCGGGCACCCTGGCCACCGTGGCGGCACGCGGTCCCGGCGACGAGGCCGTGCGCTGGGGAGGCGTTGATGGCTGACGCGCTCGCCGGCGGCCGGGGCTTCGGCCAGGCGGAGGCTAACCGCCGCATCGCCAACACGGTCCGCCTGGGCCGCGTGGTCGCGCTCGATCCGGGCGCGGCGCGGATCAAGGTCCAGGCCGGCGGCAACGTCACCGCCTGGTTGCCCTGGACGGCGGGTCGCGCCGGTCCGGACCGCGACTGGGCCGCGCCGGAGCCCGGCGAACAGGTGCTGGTGCTGGCGCCCTCCGGCGACCTCGCCCAGGCCGTGGTGGTGCCCGGGATCTACCAGGCCCGCCACCCGGCGCCGGGCGATCGCGCCGACCTGCGCCGCACCGTGTTCCAGGACGGCACGATCCAGGAGTACGACCGCGCCGCCCATGCCCACCGGCTCGACCTATCCGCCAGCGGCGGCAGCGCCACCGTGGTGTCCGGCGACGCCGAACTGAAGCTGACGCCCGAGGCCATCACCCTGACCGTGGGCGGCGTCCGCCTGACGGTCTCCGCCGCCGGCGTGGAGATCGCCGGCGACGTGACCGTCAAAGGCTCGATTCACGCCAGCGGCACCATCATCGACGACAGCGGCAACACCAACCATCACACCCACTGAGGTCCGCCATGACCGAGCGCCAGACCTACACCGTCGCCACCGGCCAGCCCCTGGCCATCCTGGGCCGGATGCATCGGCCCGGCTCCACCGTCGAACTGCATCCGCGCCAGGCGGACGCGCACCTGCGCACCGGCGCTCTCGTGGCGGGGGCACCTGTCGACACCGCCAAGCCGGCACGACCGCGCCGGTCCAAGGCCACCACCAAACCGGCGGAGGCGTGATCCCGCCATGATCGGCACCTCCGCCACCACGGGCCGGGCGCTGGGCGGGATGGAGCACCTGGGCCAGTCCGTCGCCGACATCATCCTGACGCCGATCGGCAGTCGGGTGATGCGCCGTGCGTACGGATCGCGGGTGCCGGACCTGATCGATGCGCCCATTGGCCAGCCGACCCTGGTGGCGATAACCAGCGCCGTGGCCCAGGCGCTGGAGCGGTGGGAGCCGCGCTATCGCCTGTCGCGCCTGCGGCTCGACCAGGCCGGCGCCGGCGGCGGGGTGCTGATCACCCTGATCGGCCACCTGACCGAGACGGGTGAACAGGCCGTGGTCCAGGTGCCCGCCGGGGGCGCGTCATGAGCCGGTTCGATGCGATCGACCTGGCGCGGCTGCTGGCGCCTGACGTCCTTCAGGCGGTGGACTTCGAAGCCGAACTGTCGGTGCTGCTGGATGAGTTCAGCGCGCGCTATCCGGAGTTCTCCGCCGCCCTGGAAAGCGAGCCGGTGATGAAGTTGACGGAGACCGTCGCCTATCGCACCGCCCTCAAGGTCGCGGCCTTCAACGACGGGGCGCGGTCGCTCATGCTGGCCCATGCCGGCGGCACCACCCTGGACCACATCGCCGCCGCCATGGGCACGGCGCGCCAGGAGGGCGAGGCCGACGACAGCCTGCGGGCGCGGGCGCAACTGGCGTGGGAGGCCCTTTCCACCGCCGGCCCCACCGGCGCCTACGTCTATCACGCCCTGTCGGCGGACCCGCGCGTGCGGGACGTCTCGGTCACCAGCCCGGTCCCGGGCACCGTGGCGGTCACGGTGCTGTCGGCCGAGGGCGACGGTTCGGCGCCGGCCGACCTGGTGGCGGCCGTCGAGGCCAAGGTCAATGCCGACGACGTGCGGCCCCTGACCGACACCGTGGCCGTCCAGTCGGCCGAGGTGATCCCCTACGGCGTCGCCGCCGTCCTGACCATCGCCGATGGCCCGGACCCGGAGGTGGTGCGCGCCACCGCCGCCGGCCGCCTGGCCGCGACCGTGGCCGCCGCCCACCGCCTGGGCGGCACGGTCAGCCTGTCGGCGCTCTACGCCGCGCTGCATGTCGAGGGCGTGCGCTCGGTCGACCTGACCGAGGCCCAGGCCATCGCCGCCGAGGATCACCAGGCGCCCTGGTGCACGTCCTCCAGCGTGACGGTGGGAGGGGGCCATGTCTGACACGATGGGGCCTGACGTCACACCCTTGATGCCCCCCAATGCCAGCGGCCTCGAGCGGGCGCTCGACCAGGTCCTGGCCCGGATCGAGCACGTGGACCTGAGCCCGATCCGCGCCCTCAAGGACCCGGCGACCTGCCCCGCGCACCTCCTGCCGTGGCTCGCCTGGGAACGCAGCGTCGACACCTGGTCGGCCACCCTGACCGAGGCCCAGCGCCGCGCCGTCATCGCCGCCGCGCCGCGTTTGCACAGGATCAAGGGCACCCCGGCGGCCATCCAGCTTGGGCTTCAGGCCGTCGGCCTGGCCGACGCCGAGGTGGTCGAGGGCCTGCCGGCGCTGCGCCACGACGGGGAAGCCCGGCGCGACGGCCGCCATACCTACGCGGGCGACCGCCGCTGGGCGCTGTTCCAGATCTGGGCCGACCTGGGCAACGAGGCCGGCCTGGACGCCGTCCAGGTGGCACGGATCCGGGCGGTGATCGCGCGCGCGAAGAACGCGCGGTCCCACCTGCATGCCCTCGGCTTCCGGGCCAACGTGCATGTGGTCAAGGCCCGCCCGGATCTGGATCACCTGGCCCTGGCCGTGCGCCTGGACCTGCGTGGCCGACAGGGCGTGCGTGACGGGCGGTTCCGGCGCGGCGGCGCGCGCCTGCCCGATCGCGGCGGCGCCATTGCCTACGACGGCAGCGCCCGCCGGGGCGTGCCGCTGATCACCGAGACCATCCGCTACCACGAGGGCCACCTGATCCCGAGCCTGCCCGTGCGGGTCGGTCTCACGGGCACCCATGTCCGGCCACCAGTCTTGCCGCGCGACGGGCGCCTGCGCTTCGACGGCCGGGCGGTCCGGGGGCGGCCCATGGTGACCGTCACACCGGCCCCCGTTGTCATCCGCCGGCTGCTGCCGCGCGACGGCTCCTTCAGCCGCATCGGCCACGGGCCGCGCCGCGACGGCGGCCGGTGCTACGGGGACGGCGCGCGGCGGGGCGGCCGCCACCGGCACGGCCTGACGATCGAGAGGGCGCCCGCATGATCACGCACGGCTACTACCAGAGCCTCGCGCGACTGCAACAGGGAGACCTGACGGCGCGCATCACCCGGGTCGGGTTCGGCTCCGACGGGACGGCGGACGCGGAAGACGATACCGCCCTGTCCGCCGACGCCGTCCTGAAGGACATCGACACCGTCGAGGTTGACCCGGCCAACCCGAGGGTCCTGCGCTTCCGCTGGTCCCTGGCAATGTCCGAGGCCAACGGCCTGCTGATCCGCGAGATCGGCCTGTTCACCACCGATGGCCTGATGGTGGCCCGCAAGGCCCGGGCCTCGGCCATCGAAAAGGCGCCCGACATGACCCTGGGCGACTGGTTTGCGCTGGAGCACTGACGATGGCGAGCATTCCCAAAGTGACCGATCCCGGGTTCCCGGATGTCCATGTGCTGGAAGAAGGCGAACCGGTGGTCGGCGGCCTGGATGGCGTGGACAACCGGCCACACCGGGAGTTGGCCGAGCGGACCGAGTTCCTGAAGGCGAAAACCGACACCCTCGCCGCCGCCCGCGCCGACCACGAGGCCCGGCTGAACACCGTCGAGGTGGCGGGATCGATCAGCGTCGGCCGCGCCTTCGGGCTGTGGTCCGGCGAGATGGCGGACTTCGAGCTGTTCAGCGACCACCCCTATGTCTGGCGCGACATCGACCCCCGCGCCATCGTCCAGACGGTGGCCGGCGACGAGAGCGTGGACGTGGAGTCCACCGCCGGTCTGCGCGTCGGCGATGCCTATGTGATCCGCGACGCCGACGGGTCGACCGAGGTGGTGGAGGTCGCCGAGGTCCTGTCCGCCCAGCGGCTGCGCGCCACCGCCACGCTCGCCCGCTCCCGCGACGCCACCGGCACGCTCGCCCGCACATCGTGGGACGTGCGCGCCGGCCACGCCCTGGCCCAGGACGGCGGCGTGCTGTATGCGCGCCCCGTCCGCGTGCTGCGTTACGACGACACCGGCCGGGTCCTGATCCGCCGCGATGCCGGCGACGGCACCCTCGCGCTCGCCGTCCGCGACGCGGCCACCGGCGGCGCCTGGACGGACTGCCCGCTCGCGACCAGCACCGCCGCCCCCGACGCCGAGGACCGCGTGGACCTGGAGTACCAGGTGCCGACCGGCGGCGTGGTGGCCTTCCGCCTGACCGCCACCACCGGCCCCTCGGGCGCGCCCATCCGCGTCGACCACATCCTGGCCCTGCCGCCGCCCGACGCGGTGCGCGACCTGGTGCGCCGGCCCGTGGCCGTGGCCCCGGCCGAGGGCGCCGTGGATGTGTCCGAGACGCCGCTGTTGGAGACCTCGGCCTACTACTCCCTCTACGGCGTCGTCCAGGCGGACCTGGAGGTGCGCGTCGCCACCGATCCGCTGATGACCACCGTCATCCACACCGCCACCCTGGGGGCGGCGGGCGCGCAGGTCACCCTGCCCGCCGGCGTGCTGGCGACGGACGGCCGCTACTGGTGGGACGCCCGCCACCGGGACGCCGAGGGCCAGTGGTCGCTGCGCTCGGAGCCGGCCGGGTTCTCCTGTGCGTCGACCTTCACCTACGTGAGCACCCCCACGATCTCGACGCCCGCCGAGGGCGCGACCGGCGTCTCCCTGACGCCCACCATCACCACCTCGGCCTTCGCCGTCGTCGGCGGCGAGGACACCCACGCCGCCACCCGCATCCAGATCGCCACCGACGCGGCGTTCTCGACGCCGGTGGTCGACGCGACCCTCGGCGCCGTCACCGAGCACACCCTGGACGCCGGCCAGGCCCTGGCGCGGGACACCCTCCACCACCTGCGCGTCCGCCACGAGGGCACGGCGCTGGGGGCGGGCGGCTGGTCCACCACGCGCGCCTTCCGCACCGCCAATGCCGGCGACGCGCCGGTCATCACCAGCCCGGCGGCCGGCGCGACCATCCCGCTCCGCCCGACCATCACCCTGAGCGCCTTTGCGTTCCCCGGCGGCGGCGAGGCGCATGTGGCGTCACAATACCGCGTCACCTCGGCCGACGGCCTGACGACGCTCTACGACAGCGGCGAGGTCTCCGACCTGACGTCGCACACCCTGCCGTCCGCCCTGCCGGCGCTCACCGCCGTGCGCCTCACCGCCCGCCAGCGCGGCGCCACCACCGGGTGGACGGCCTGGGCGACGGCCGTCGCCTGCGCGACCGAGGCGCCGAGCGGGGAGGCACTGTTCACCTCGCCGGGCTCGCACGCCTGGACGGTGCCCGATGGGGTGACCGAGGTGTCGGTGGTGTGTGTCGGCGGTGGGGGCGATGCGTCAGGCGGCGGCAGCCATGCCGGCTCCGGTGGTGGGACCGGATGGCGGAACGCCACCACCGTCGCGCCAGGACAGGCGATCACTGTTGTCGTAGGGGGCCGACAGGCAGATGGGTCCGGAGGCACGTCGTCGTTTGGATCATTTCTCAGCGTCACTGGGGGCAGTCGCGGTGGGGTCTCCCCCCCTGCACCAGGACAACCTCTCGCCGGCGCTGACGGCGGTGGCGCCGGCGGCGAAGGACGCAGCGGTGGCGGTGGCGCCGGTGGTTACGAAGGTGACGGAGGTAGGGGAAGCGACAGCGGCTTAGGTGGACTGGGCTCCGGCGGCCAGGGCGGCGGCGGTGGCGGTGGTGGTGGCATCGACAACGGCTCTGGTGCCGGCGGCGGTGGCGGCGTTGGGTTGCAAGGCCGTGGCAGCAACGGTGCAGGGAAGTCCGCCAATGCCCTCGGCGGCCCTGGTGGTGGTGGTGGAAGCGGTGGTCAGGATGGAGGTAAAGGCTCCCCCAGCCCCGGCAACACCGGCGGCATAGGCGGCAACGGGGGGGATTTTGGGGGCGGCGGCGGTGACGCCCACGCCGCTAGCGTTGCCGGGGCCGGCGGGTCAGGCGCCGTGCGCGTCATCTGGGGGCCGGGGCGCAGCTACCCCGACCACGCGGCCTGAGCCATGGCCGACTATTGCGTCACATACCGCACCCCCACGGCCGCGCGCGGCGAGGCCGTGGTGGACGCCGACGGCCTCCACACCGCCCAGGATGAGGCTCTGCGCGCCGTCCACATCCTGACCGGCCACTCCCTCGAACGCATCGCCATCCTCGCCGTGTCCGAGCACCCGGACGGGCGGACGCTGTGGTGGGACCCGGCCCTGTACACCCCCGCGCCGCACGAGACCGCCCCTCGGGACCCCCGCGCGCAAACCAAAGAGGAGATCACCCATGCCTGAGAGCATGTGGGCACGCATCGACGACAACGGCCGCGTGGCCGAGCTGATCCGTCACGACCCCGCCGGCGCCTACCACCCCTCCATCACCTGGGTGTCGGTCCCGGAGGCCCTGCGGCCCTGGGTCCGCACCCACGGCTGGCGCGTCACCGACGACGGCCAGGGCGTGGAGCCCGACAGCCTGGACGCCCTGGTCGCCCAGGCCGCCGCCCGCGTCGCCGCCGAGCGCTGGACCCGCCAGACCGCCGGCGTGATGCACGACGGCCACCGCTACCACACGGATACGGAGGGCCGGCAAAGCATCACCGGCGCCGTCGTCGGCGCCCAGGCCCACGAGGCCACCCACGGCCCGGGCACCTTCTCGACCGTCTGGAAAACGGCCGACGGCTTCGTCGACTTGGACCTGCCCGGCCTGATCGCCGCCGGCCAGGCGGTGCTGGCCCACGTCGCCGCCTGCTTCGCCCGCGAGGCCGAGATCCGCGCGGCCATCCAGGCCGCCGCCGCCGACCCCGACGCCACCGCCACCGACATCATCACCACCCACGACACCCACATCGGCCACGGCTGGCCGGGCACCGAGGAGACCTGAGCCATGACGGAAGCGTTCTATCACGGTCCGGAGGTCATCGAGGTCGATGATGGCATCCGGCCGATCCGCACGCCGGCCAGCGCCATCATCGGCCTGATCGGCACCGCGCCCGACGCCGACGCCGCGACCTTCCCGTTGGACACGCCCGTGTTGCTGCTGCCGTCACAGCAGCGCAGGGCCGCCAAGCTGGGCGCCGGCACCCTCAAGGACGCCGTGGACGCCATCTGGGACCAGGGGGGCGCGACCATCGTGTTGGTGCGGGTGACCGAGGGCCAGGACCAGGCCGCGACCCTGAGCGCCATGGTCGGTGACCAGACCCTGTTGACCGGGGTGCATGCCTTCAGGGCCGCCCGCAGCGTCGTCGACACGCAACCGCGCATCCTGATCGCCCCAGGCTATACCGGCATCCGGCCCACGGGGGTCTCGGCCATCGCCGTGGACGCCGGCGGTACCGGCTACGACGCGGCCACCACGACGGTCACGATCACGCCGGCCGCCGGCGACACCACCGGCACCGGCGCCCAGGGCACGGCGGTCATCACCGACGGCGCGGTGACCGGGATCACCCTCACCCGGCCGGGCATCGGCTACACCGCCGCGCCCACGGTGACCATCGCCGGCGACGGCACGGGGGCCACGGCCACCGCCCAGGTCGGCACCGTGGCCAACCCGGTGGTGGCGGAGCTGCTGGGCATCGCCGTCAGCCTGCGGGCCGTGATCCTGGCGGACGGGCCGAACACCACCCTTGAGGCCGCCGCCGAGGCCCGCAAGGACTGGGGCAGTCCGCGCGTGTTCATCACCGATCCCTACGTCCAGGTCTGGGACACCGACATCGACGGCGCGGTGGATCAGCCGGCCAGCGCCCGGGTCGCCGGCGTGATCGCCCGCATGGACAACGAGCGCGGCTTCTGGTGGTCGCCGTCCAACCAAGTCCTGAACGGCATCATCGGCACCAGCCGGCCGGTGGGCTGGGCCGTGGGCGACGTCCACAGCGAGGCCAACTGGCTCAACGAACGCGAGGTGACCACGGTGATCCGGCGCGAGGGGTTCCGTTTGTGGGGCAACCGCACGTGCTCCGAGGATCCGCTGTGGGCGTTCCTCAGCGTGCGCCGCACGGCGGACATGGTCTACGACGCCGTCGAGGCCGCCTTCGTCTGGGCCATGGACCGGCCGCTGTCGCCGCAACTCGTCCTGGACGTCCAGGAGAGCGTCAACGCCTACCTCCGCTCCCTGAAGGCCCGTGGCGCGATTTTGGGCGGGCGCTGCTGGCTCGACCCCGAGTTGAACACGCCCGACCGCCTGATGGCCGGGCACCTCACCCTCGACTTCGACATCGAGCCGCCGGCGCCCATGGAGCGCCTGACGTTCCGCGCCCATCGCGAGGATGGTTACTACACGGAGTTGGTGGACGCCGTGATCCGTGAAGCCGCTTGACTTTTTTATCGGCCCTTCGGGCCTCCGCCGCATTCGCGGCGCCGGCCCCCAAGGGCATTCAGAGCGGCACCGCGAAGCGGTGCCAGGGCGCGCCGGATGACAGGAGGAATCACCATGGCGACGATCGCCAAGAAGCTGAAGGCGTTCACCCTGTTCGTGGACGGCCACGGATACGCCGGTCGGGTGGACGAACTGACCCCACCGAAGCTGACCATCAAGGCCGAGGAATACCGCGCCGGCGACATGGACGCGCCGCTCGACATCGACATGGGCCAGGAGAAGCTGTCGCTGGAGGCCAGTGTCGGCGAGTACGACGCCGCCCTGTGGCGCCAGTGGGGCCTGTCGGAGGGCCATGAGGTCGCCGTCACCCTGCGCGGGTCGCAGGGGCACGGCCTGGCCGAGGAACCCGTTCTGCTGGCCGCACGCGGCATGGTGACCGAGGTCGATCCCGGCGGCTGGAAGCCGGGCGACGCCAACACCTGCAAGCTGACCATGACGCTGGCCTATTACCGCGCCGAGATCGCCGGGTCCGAGGTGATCGAGATCGACGTGATCAACGGCGTGCGTGGCATTGGCGGCGTGGACGTGCTCGCCGCCCGCCGCCGCAACCTGGGACTGGAGTAAGTGACCATGGCTGACAAGACCGCGACCCCCGCCGCGCCCTCCACGCCCAGGGACGACGCGCCGCCCGACGACCGCCACACCCGCCGCTGTGACCTGCCGGTGCCCGTGGACGTCGAGGGCATGGGCACCGTCCGGACCCTGTGGTTCCGGGAGCCGCTCAACCCCGACCTCTACACCCTGTCCCTGGTGGACCTGGCGCAAAGCAGGATGGGGCCACTCATGGATGTGGCCGCCCGGGTGCATCGCCCGCGCCTGCCGCCGGACGCCTGGCAGGCCCTGGGCCTCGCCGACACCCTGGCGATCGCCGGGGCCGTCAGCGTTTTTTTCGCCGACGCCAGCCAGGCCCTGGGCATGGACCTCGACGGCCTGGCGGCGGAGACGGAAGCGGAGACGACGGCGCCATCGAGCACATCCAGGACCTGATGGCCGACGTCGCCGCCCTGTGGGGCTGGCCGCTGTCGGACCTGGAGCGCCTGACCCTGTGGGAGACCCTGGACTGGCGGGCGCGGGCGGTCGAGCGGCGGAGTTGGCCGGTCCCCGTGGTGTGGGTGAAGGGGTGAGGCGTTTTTGCCTTATCGCCGCAACTCGGTCCTCCGGACCTCGCGCGGCTCCGGGCCTTCGGCCCGCCGGCGCGGTCGCGCCGGAGAGGCGCACCCAGGTTGCCTTCGCATACCCAAACCGGCGCGACCGCGCCGACGCCGCGAAGCGGCGGAGCCCCGTGAGGCCGAAGGCCGAACCGGGGCGATAAAAAACAAGGGCAAACCTCATGACCGACCTGAACCTGGCGATGACGATCCGGCTCATGGACCGGGCCACCGCCCCCCTGCGGGGCATCGGCCGGGCCATGCAGGGCTTCGGGCGCCAGGCGCGGGACGTCTCGGGGTCCCTGGGGCGCCTGAAGCAGCAGCAGGGCACCATCACGGCGTTCCGCCAGCTCAAGGAGCGGCTGGATCAGGCCGGCACGGCCATGACCACCGCCAAGGCGCGCGCCGAGGGCCTGGGGCGGGAGCTGGCCCAGGCCCGGCGGCGGGCCGGGACCCTGGAAACCGGTCTGCGCGAGGCCGAGGTCGAGGTGGAGCGCCTCGGCCGGGAGATGCGCGCGGCCGAGGCGCCGTCCGAACAGCTTCAGGCCGCGTTCCGGGAGGCCGAACAGAAGGCGGAGGCCCTGCGGGCCGAACTGCGCGGGACGGGCCGGGACATCGAACGGCTCGAAACCGCCTTCGATACCGCGCGCACCGCCGCCCGCCGCACCGCCGACGGCCACCGCACCCTGGCCTCGCGCACCGAGCACGCCCGGCGGTCGATGCGCGAGGCCGGCCTGTCCGCCGGCCGCCTGGCCGACAGCCAGCGCCAGGTTACCCGGCAGACCCGCGAGGCCACCGAGGCCATGGCCCGCCAGGCCGAACGCGCCGCCGCGCTCCAGCGCCGCACCGAGGCCCTGGCGCGGGCGCGGGACCGTCTGGCCAAGGCCACGATGGTCGGCGCCGGCGTCGGCGCCAGCGGCTATGCCGTCCAGCACGCCGGGCGCATGGGGCTGGGGTTGGCGCAGCCCGCCATGAAGGCGGATCACGCCTGGACATCGCTGCGCATGGTCGCTGGCGTGGACGAAGAAGACATGCGGGCCATGCAGGCGCGCGTCGCCGCCATCGCCAGACAGACCAATCAGGACGCCATGGCCCTCAGGGATGCGCTGGGCTTTCTGATCGGCAAGGGCCTGGACCCGACCGAGGCGCTGGCCGCCCTGACGCGTGTCGGCATATCCGCCACGGGGACCGGGGCCGACATCGCGGACATGGGCGCCTTGACGTTCGCCGCCATGGACACCCTGAAGGTTGCCGCGCGGGACATGGCCAAGGCCCATGACATCATGGCCAGGGCCGGTGATCTGGGTGGGTTCGAACTGCGCGACATGGCGCGGACGTTTCCCCAACTCACGGCCAGCGCCCGGGCTCTGGGCCTGACGGGCACGCAGGCCATCGGCACCTTGTCGGCGGCCCTGCAAGTGGCCGTGAAAGGGGCGTCCTCGCCCGATGAGGCCGCCAACAACCTCGCCAACTTCCTGCAGAAGGCCACGGCGCCGGAGACCGTTCGCAACTTCGCCAAGTTCGGCATCGACATCAAGGCCGCCCTCGGAGAGGCCGTCGCCCGAGGGGACAATCCCTTCGACGCCCTGATAACCCAAATTGCGAAGGCGACAGGCGCGGACCTGGAACAGGAGATATCGCAGGCCGTGGCCGCCGGCGCCGATCCCCGGGCGGCGGCCGAGGCGCTGGCCCAGAAATTCCAGTTGGGCGAACTGTTCGGGGACATGCAGGTCCTGAACTTCCTGGCCCCGATGCTGGCCAACATGAACGAGTTCCGCCGGATCCGGGCGGAGGCGCTCGGCGCCGACGGCGTGGTGGACGACAAGTTCAACACCATGATGGGGACCACCGGAGAGCAAGTAAAAGCGCTGACCATCGCCATGGGGGGGCTGCGCGACGCCGCCGGGCGCGCCATGCTGACAGCGCTCGGCACCATCGCCCAGCGTCTGACCGGTGTCGTCAACCGGATCACCGATTGGACCAAGGCAAACCCCAAGCTCACCGCCACCCTGGGCAAGCTGGCCGCCTATGCCGCCGCCGGCGCCGTTGGCGTGGGTGGGCTGCTGACCGCCGTGGGCGCCGTCATCGTGCCCTTCGCCATCCTGCGCTTCTCCGCCAGCGTGCTGGGGATCCGGCTGCTGGGCCTGGGGACCATCCTGCGCGGGGTCGGCCGGGCCGGGCCGCTCGTGGCCGGTGGTTTCAGGCGCATTGGAAGCGCGCTCCGCGCCGTCGCCCGGGCCGGGCCGCTCGTGGCCGGCGGTTTCAGGCTCATGGGCGCGGCGCTGATGACCACGCCCATCGGCTGGGTGGCGGCGCTGGCGTTGTTGCTGGCTGGCGCGGCGTTCGCGATCTACCGGAACTGGGACAAGATCGGCGCGTGGTTCCAGGGCAAGGTGGACCGTGTGAAAGCTGCGTTCGATGAAGGTCTGATCCAGGGCGTCATGGCCCTGGTGGCCGAGTTCAACCCCTGGAGCGTGGTCCTGGAAGGCTGGGACGGCCTGATCAAGTGGCTGTTCGGGATCGACCTGGCGGAGGTCGGCCGGCAGTGGATGGACTCCATCGGCAAGGGGTTCGCCGAGGGCTGGAAAAGCCTCACCGACTGGCTGGACCAGAAGATCAAGGACCTGACAGGCATGCTGCCCGCGTTCGTCCGCGAGGGGCTGGGGCTGGGCGAGGGCGACGACGACAGTGACGACGACCAGGCGTCCGCGCCCCGTCCGGCCCGCGACCAGCGCGGCCGCCTGATCCTGCCCGGGTCGGTCGCCGCCGCCACCGTCGCCGGCGCCATGAGCGCCGCCGTCCCCGCCGGCGCCACGGGCCTGGCCGCGTTCCCGGCGCCGACCGTGGCGTCGATTACGGCACCGGCACCGGACACGCCGCCCGACTGGCAGGTCGTCGCCGACTGGGGCCGCCGGCAGGGCGGTGACACCGCCGCCACCGGAACCGGTCTGGCGGAAACCGGGCGGGCCATGGCCGCCCTGGCGGAGGCGGGACGGACAGACCTGCCGCTGATCCCCGCCGTGCCCGCCACCGGCCCGGCGCCGGCGGTGGGTGGCCCACAACCGGTGATCCCGGCCGAGGCCGGCCCGACCACCAACAACGTGGACAACAGCACCGTCGTGTCCGTGACCGTACCGCCCGGCAGCGACATCAATGCGATCGTCGCCGCCGTGACGCGGGAGCTGGAGCGCCGGCAACGGGGGGCGCTGCATGACCTCCAGTGACGTCTTGATGCAGTTGGGCGACTACGTCTTCAGCGTCCCCACCGCCGCCTACCAGACCCTGCGGCTCCATGCCGAGTATCGGTGGGTCCAGCAGGATCGCCTGGCCACCATGCCCGCCCAGCAATGGCTGGGGCCGGGGCGCCAGGAGATCACCCTGCCGGGCATCATCTATCCCCACGACGCCACCCTGTATCCCGACGGACAGGGCTGGCGCCAGGTGGCCCTGATGCGCGACGCGGCCAGCGTCGGCGAACCGCTGATGCTGGTGTCCGGCCTCGGCGAGGTCTGGGGCTGGTGGTGCATCACCGAGGTCGAGGAAACGCGCTCCGGCCCCACTTGGCGGTCCCTGGCCCGCAAGATCGACTTCCGCCTGGTGATCGTGAGCTACGGGGGTGAGCCGCGATGATCGAACTGCGCGCCCAGCAGGGCGACACCCTGGACTTGATCTGCCGCCGCGTTTATGGGCAGGAAACAGCGGAGAATGTGGCCGCCGCCCTGGACCTGAACCCCGGCCTGGCCGACCTCGGCGTGGTGCTGCCCACCGGGACGCGGGTGCGCCTGCCGGACCCGCCGACTGCGACGCCGACCGTCGCCGTCGTCAAGCTGTGGGACTGAGGCCATGAGCGCCGGCCCCCGCGACCGCCCCCAATGGACCCCGGACTGGCGCCTGACCGTGGGCGGCGCCGACATCTCCGCCACCGTGCGCCCCCTGCTGCTGTCCCTGTCGGTCACGGATCATCTGGACGCGGACAGCGACGAGCTGGAGCTGCGCCTGGACTGGCGCGACCGGGCGATTGCCCTGCCGCGCCGGGGTGCGGTCATCCGCCTGGCCCTGGGGTGGAAGGAAACCGGCCTGGTGGACATGCCGGGCTTCGTGGTGGACGAGGTGCAGTACGGCAACGAGGCCGCCGGCCTGGCCCTCGCCCTCCGGGGCCGCGCCGCCGACCTGCGCGGGCCGCTGCGCGCGCCCAGGACGCGCTCGCTAGAGGCGCCCACCCTGGGCGACCTGGTGGCGCGGGTGGCGGCCGACAACGGCCTGACCCCGGTGGTGGCGTCGGCGCTGGCTGGCCTGGTCGTGGGTCATGTGGATCAGTCGGCCGAATCGGACCTGCACCTGGTCGCCCGCCACGCCCGCGCCGCCGGCGCCAGCGTCAAGGTGGCCGACGGCCGCCTGGTGGTCTCCCCCGTCGGCGCCGGCACCAGCGCCGGCAGCGGCCGGCCGCTCGCCGCCACCATCCGAGAGGACGAGGCCACGACCTGGTGGGTGACGGTGCAGGACCGCGAGGCCGCGTCGTCCGTGGCCGCGCCTTACCACGATCTGGACACGGCCGAGACGGTCTGGGAGGTGGTCGAGGGCGGCGGCGACGGCCCGCCGGTGGAAGTCCGCCATGGCGCCGCGACCCCCGACCAGGCCCGCGCCCGGGCCACCGGCGCCGCCCAGGACAGCGGCCGGGGCGGGTCCACCCTGCGCCTGTCCCTGGAGGGCCGGCCGACCCTGGGCGCCGGCGGCGACATCACGCTGTCGGGCTTCGGCCCCGCCGACGGCCGCTGGAGCCTGAAGAGCGTCACCCACACCCTGGACACCTCAGGCTTTCGGACCGAGGTGGAAGCCGAGACCCCGCCACCGCCCACCATCGCCACCGGCGCCGCGACCACCTCGCCGGGCGCCGCCGCCGTGCCCGGCTGGCGCGTGGTCGAGGACGAAGATGGGATCCAGGTGGTCTATGCGGATGGTGCCCCCGCCGATGCCGCCGCCATCGTCGAGGCCGCTGGCGCATGACGGGGTCAGCGCGGCGACAACAGCACGGCCAGGCAGAAATCCGGCGAGTATTCCATGGCGGTGTCGTCCTCGCAGTAGCCGGCGATCAACTGGCGGCCCACGGGATGCAGCACCGTCGGCGTCGTCAGGTTCAGCATCCCCCAGGTGGTCATGTTCTCGTAGTTGATTTTGGCGATCGTCGTCCGGTCCATGACCAGGTTCATGCTCCGCGTCTTGCCCGCGTGGCCAAGCCTATTCTGGGTGGGGGTCGTCACCTCCAGCCGGACGCTGGTCACGCCTGGATGCTTGTCCGGATGAGCGGCGATGAAGCGCCCGATCCGCTCCATATCCACGCCCAGGTCGACGACATCCATGTACGGGCTAAAACCGGCACTGGTCGTCCCAACCACCAGGACGGTGCCCCCGTCGACCGCTTCCTCGGTCACCGTGAAGTCCGGATTGAGGTCGGTGATGCTCTGCGGGTCGTCCCCGCAGGCGGTCAGGGTCAGGGCCAGCACGGCGGCGGCCAGGGTCGGGATGCGTCGGGGCATGGCGGTCTCTCCCAGGGGTGGAATGCCCGCCGATCCTGCCACACACCTTTCGCGCGCGCCTGTCCATTCCGCGCGCGACCGTTGACACCCCGCCGGTACGGCGGGGGCCGGGGCGTTTGCGCGCCCCAAGCCGGGAGACAGCACCTCCCCCACGTCCACGCGGCCGCCATGGAGCGCGGCCCGCCGGCCCCGGCCGGGGCCTGGGGAGTCGTCATGTCCGAACCGGTACTGTCAATGCGGTGCGGCCGATGCGACCGCAAACTCGCGGAATTGCTCGACCTCCGCCAGGGTGCTATCAGCATCAAGTGCCCCCGCTGCGGGGCGATCACCGTCCAGAGGGCCGTCGAGTCCCCACCCCCGCGCGCCCCGGAGCGCCCGGCCGATGGAGAGGCTCCATGCCCGACTGGACCCGCCTTGGTGCCATGAGCATCGCTCGCGCCGATGCCCTGGCCGCCCTGGGCAGCCTGCCCCCTGAAAGCCTGCACGCCGTCATCACCGACCCGCCCTATTGCGCCGGCGGCGCCACCGAGGCCGCCCGCCAGGGCAGCCGGGGCATGACCCAGGGCGGGGCGGCCGCCGGATGGTTCGGCGGCGACGCCATGACCACCTGGGGCCTGTGCTGGCTGATGCGCACCGTGGCCCTGACCGCCGGCCGGGCGCTGGTCCCCGGCGGATCGCTGGCCGTGTTCTGTGATTGGAGGATGGTCGCCGGCCTTGGCCCAGCCCTGGAGTCGGCCGGCTATCGCTGGCGCGGTCAGGTCATCTGGGACAAGCTGTCCCAGGGCCAGGGGAACACGGGTATCCGGCCCCGCCACGAGGTGATCTTGTGGTTGACGAAGCCCGGGCCGGCCGTGCGTGGCCCCCGGACCATCGGCAACGTCATCCCCGCCAAACGCGTCCCACCGCACCGGCGACACCATCCGACGGAAAAACCGCAGGACCTTCTCGCACCCCTGATCGAGGCGTTGGTGCCCGAGGGCGGCGCACTGGCCGACCCCTTCGCCGGCTCTGGCGCCATGGGCCTGGCCGCCCTGGCCACCGGTCGCCGGGCATGGCTCTCCGATGCCGATCCGCGCTACGTTGAAATCATCCGCCGTCGCCTCTCAGAGACCCCTCAGACCACCCCTGAGAGCCCCCTGAGCCCGCTTCCAGAAGGCGCCCACCCATGA